GTCATATTTTGTTTATTAAAATTGGTGATTGTTTCTACATCATTAGAATTCTTAATATCCATATATCGGCTTTCATGAATAAAAACGGAATTAGTAGTAACGTTTGTAAGCTCCCACATATTTTTCGACTGATACAAAAGAGGCATGGAATTATCTGTTCCGTTTTTCTCGACCATAATGACAACTTTTCCCATAAAGTCCTTAATGGGTCGTTTTGTTATATTTGTCCCATTACATTCGCGCATATATTCAATTGGTAACAACTTATCACCTAAGTTCTCTGCAATTTCACTTGCTAATATATTAAGAATATTGACATTATTTGTTTTTATACGAAAATGCAAGAGTAACGGGTCTTTAGGATTGGGGCATATACCGGCAGTTTCAGAGAAAGCAATATTGTTTAATTCTTTTTGAACTTCGGAAATAGGTATACTATTGTAACTCTGTTTTATACCGACTATATCAATCGATGAAACACCTACTACAGGAATATTATCTATACAAAATATTTCAAAGTCTAGACAGCGCACACCTTGCTTAATTGCATTTTGTAGGGCACACATACTGACATAGTCACTCTTAAATTGGCCGGAAGCGCAACAGTTATATGCAGTTTTAATATAAAAATCGCGCAAGTTTTTCCCAGCATAATCAGGGGAGCTAGATGAAGTCCATTTTGAGTTTATTTTTGTAGGAGGCGAATCTTTATTAACTTCTTTAATAACATCGCAATTTGTTTTTCCTAAATTAATCTTTGTAGTAACGTATGTGATAAGCCATAGCAATACGACGATAACAAAGGCCATACCGAACCAATGAATCGCCATAGGGGTCACTTTTGAAGTTAGAGCCTTGCGGATAGCATCGGTAGAAGGTAAGAAATTAATATTAATACCTCCACCTGGTTGAGGAGGTTGTGGTTGTCCGGGTTGTGGTGCTGACATAGTTTTAATTATATTATTATATAATGATATTAATTATATAACGATATTAATTATATATATAAAAAACTTGTTAAAAATTATTAATATGTTAAATATATATAATAATATTATAAACAAAAAGAATGACGGGGGGATTACTAAATATTGTATCTTATGGAAATCAAAATGTAATATTAAATGGAAACCCTAAGAAAACATTTTTTAAAGCTACATATGCGAAGTATACAAATTTCGGATTACAAAAATTTAGAATTGACTTTACGGGGCAAAGGTCTCTTAGGTTAACGACGGATTCGACGTTTACTTTCTATGTTCCAAGGTATGCCGATTTATTAATGGATACATATATTGTAGTTACACTTCCAACAATATGGAGCCCTATATGGCCACCTAATCCTGTATGTGGAACTAAAGATTGGGCACCATTTGAATTTCGTTGGATTGAGAATTTAGGAACACAAATGATAAAGGAGGTGCGTATATCCGTTGGTGGGCAAACATTACAAGTATTAACAGGTAAGTATTTATTGGCCCTAGTGCAGCGAGATTTTATAGGAACCAAGAGAGCGCTATATAATGAAATGACGGGAAATATTGCAGAGTTAAATGACCCAGGAAATGCACAAAGTAGAATAAATATGTATCCGAATGCATATTATGTTACTTTACCTCAAGGTTCAGAACCTTCAATTCGAAGTCGCAAATTATATATACCAATAAATGCTTGGTTTACTCTTTCAAGTAAAATGGCGTTTCCTCTAATCGCGCTTCAGTATAATCAGCTAAAGATAGACGTAGTTATGAGACCTATACAAGATTTATACACGATTCGTGATGTTATGGACCCACAAAACGGATGGCCTATTGTTCGTCCAAATTATACAAACGAATATATGCAGCTGTATAGATTTCTCCAGTCTCCACCAAGTGTTAGTCTAGATGCTTCGGGGTATATTAACACCGCACAATCTGAGTGGAATGCAGATATACATTTGATTAGCACATATGGATTTTTATCAAACGAGGAAGCGAAGACATTCGCAGCATCAGAGCAAAAATATTTAATCAAGTCTGCATATGAATGGAATTTTGAGAATGTTACAGGATCACAGCGCGTATGGCTAGAAAATACATTGGGTATGGTAAGTAGTTGGATGTTTTATTTTCAACGAAGTGATATTAATCTACGAAATCAGTGGAGCAACTATACGAATTGGCCATATAATTATTTGCCTGTAAATATACTTCCTGCACCTATTGCGCCGCTTACACAGTATAATGGTTATTACGGTGGAATAAGTATATCATGTAATGATAATTTGATAGGTCCAGGATATAATACGATAACCGGTAATAATACAGGATTTTTTGTTACACAACCATTTAGTGTAGATAATCAGCGTAATATATTACTAAATATGGCTATTTTATTGGATGGAAAGTATCGTGAAAATGTGCTAGATGCAGGTGTGTATAACTATATAGAAAAATACGTAAGAACTAGCGGAGAAGGTGTTAATGGATTATATTGTTATAATTTTTGTCTAGATACCAACCCGTTTAACTTACAGCCGACTGGAGCGCTTAATACAAGTAAGTTTTCGAATGTTCAATTTGAGTTCACAACTTTTTATCCACCATTGGACCCTAGTGCAAATTTTCTGACAATTTGTGACCCTGCAACGAAAATACCGACTGGTGTAAATAAGCCGACATGGCGTATATATGACTACAACTATAATTTGGTTATTTTAGAAGAAAGATACAACGTCGTTACATTTATGTCTGGTAACGCAGGTCTTATGTATGCGAGATAAAAATATTATAGCATACACTACAATATTTCGATTACCATTTTCTCGAAATATTGAGTCAGAAATATAATAACTATACATAATTACAATACAAGCGATGTATTAAGTTGTTGTGAAACTTGAACAAATGTAGTACACAGTGGCATGTGTTTAATGCAAGACGCATTTATATATGTACAAGTGCTTCGTAGTCCTCCCAAATAATCAAGAACTGTGTGTTCAAGAAGACCGCGATATGGGACACGAACAATTCGACCTTCGGATGCGCGATAGTCATTCATACCGCCATAATGTTTATTCATGGCGTGTGAAGAACTCATTCCATAAAATAGTTTACTTTGGGAACCATCCGGGTTGGTTATAATTTCTCCAGGATTTTCGTCATGACCGGAAAATGCGCCACCAACCATGACGAAATCGGCACCACCACCAAATGCCTTCGCCATGTCACCCGGACAAGTAATACCTCCATCGCCAATAATATGTCCCCCGACACCGTGAGCCGCATCGGCGCACTCCATAATAGCAGATAACTGAGGCATACCTACGCCTGTTTTCATACGAGTGAGACAAGCACTTCCGGGTCCAATGCCGACTTTAACAACATCTACACCACCGTTGAGAATAAGTTCTTCTACGATTTCTCGGGTAACTACATTTCCAGCAACGATAATTTTATCGGGATACTCTTCGCGAATACGCCTGCAAAACTGGACAAGAGATTGAATATAACCATTCGCTATATCAATACAAATCCAGTTGCATTCAACTACAGAAAGGATGCCTTTAAGACGAGTAAAATCGGTTTCCTGGATTCCGGTAGAAACCATAAAAAGGTCGGGATTTAAAATGAGATTGTTAGTGGTCTGATATGATAAGAAATCGGTAACATTATAGAATTTGTGTAGAGCAGTAATAATTTTAAATTTTGATAAGGTTTTATAAACATCAAAAGTCCCGACAGTATCCATATTGGATGCAATAATAGGGATACCTTCCCATGATTTTAGGGATTTACAGTTTTTGAACTTGATAGTTCGCATTAAATTAACATTTGAACGACTATTAATAGTAGAACGTTTTGGACGAATGAGAACATTATGAAAATCTAGTTTCAAACCTTCTTCTATTTTTGTCATTATTTGTATATGTTATTTAACAAATTGTTATATAGAACGATATAGACTATATGCTATACTAATGGTAGCTATACTTTTAAATATATTTAATATATTGTTAATATTCGCAATATATTATTAATATTCGCAATATATTATTAATATTCGCAATATATTATTAATATTCGCAATATATTAAAATGTTACAGTATATTTAAAATGTTATAATATATTAATATATTATACATAATTATATCAAAAAATGTCAGCAAAAACAACATTACAACAATTAATGGGAGGAGCATCTAATGTTAAAGAAGCATTTACGTTTCCTGGTATGGGTGATATATATAGTAAAGCAACAGGAGATGAGACAGGAGCAGATACCGGTGAAGGTAAAAATACAACAACAAATACTACTACAAAAGCCGCAACAGCAGCAGCACCACCGGCAGCAGCACCACCGGCAGCAGCACCAGCAGCACCACCACCAGCAGCAGGTAGTAATGTCATTGGTGCTACGCCCGGGACCACAAAACAGAGTTCAAATACGAGTGCACTTATGGATGAAACACAAACTACGACTACAAATAATATACTGGTATTTGTTATACATGTTATATTTGCGATTATTGTTGCCTATATTTGGGGTATTTTAGGGTGTAATGCTTTATTTTTGATGACGCGCTCGAAAAATGAAAAGGAGTATATTCTTCCAACTTATCGGTATGCTCCACCATATTGTATAACAGAAAATAAAAATGCGAGTTTTTTTAGTTATGGGTTTCCGTATAATTTATTACCTCGTATATGTACTAATAATAACTTAGCTGATGTTATTAATACTGAAAAAGAAAATATATATTTACTAGATGAAGTCGAGGAAGGTGGTGTGGGAAATGGTGTATCACAAGCTCTATTTAACTACTTATTTAACTCTGCATACGGAGGTTTAGGACAAGGTGCGCGGTCACTTTTACAAGCATTTTTGAATTTATTTGATACAACTGATAGTGGAAAGGCTGATAATGAAAATTCGTGGGATAATATGCAGGCTGCTGGAGGAAGAAAATTTTTAATATTTATGCTTTTTCCTTTAATCGTGTTTTATATTATTCCCATTTCGGGTTTTGTTGCTGCAATAATGGGGCTTGTATTTGGTATAATAAGCGACCACCCATTCTGGGGAATGGTATTCACATTATTTTTTGGTATTTTTATAGCATTTGGAAATGGTATCTGGATGGCCATACAAACGGCTTATATATTTTTATTATACCCCTGTTTGAATATTAGGAACAAGGGAGACTATGATAAAATATTCAATAACATGAGACCATATATGCTTTTTATATTTTATATAATGATTGCGTTATACGCTTTTCAAGATTTAGGAAATAGCGGGGGAGCAGGTATAATATTTTTCATAATTGTTGCATATTTTACTGGTAATGCTGGCTAATATAATATTAAATTAACTATTTATTAAACAAGTAACATAATTTATATTTAGTTTTTAGATTAATATTATATATTTTAAATAATTATTAAACTATGTTAAATGTATTATATATAGTATATATATATATATATACTTTCACATAACTATAAGAATGACAAAAACTAAAAATAGAATAGTTGATATAAAACTTCCATTTGTAAGTGTATGTACACCTACATTTAATCGACGACCTTTTATTGAAATGATGATAAAATGTTTTGACAGTCAAGATTATCCGAAAAATAAGATGGAGTGGATAATTATTGATGATGGAAGTGACCCCATTGAAGATATAGTCAAGTCGCACCCAAGTGTTAAGTATTTTAAGTATGATGAAAAGATGACACTTGGAAAGAAGCGAAACATTATGCATAAAAAGGCATGTGGCGATATTATCGTATATATGGATGATGATGATTATTATCCTCCGGAACGTGTTTCTCATGCGGTTGAGCGTTTAATGTGTAACCCTACAGCCTTGTGTGCTGGTTCTAGTGAAATGTATATATATTTCAAAGATAATCAAGATAAATGTAAGATGGTACAATTTGGTCCCTACGGGCCTAACCACGCAACGGCGGGTACATTTGCTTTTAAGCGGAAACTATTAAAAGAGACACAATATAATGAAGAAGCATGCTTGGCTGAAGAGCGTGAATTCTTAAAAAATTATACAGTGCCATTTGTCCAACTTGACTCGTTGAAAACAATATTGGTATTTTCACATTCTCATAATACATTCGATAAGAGAACATTGTTGGAAAACATTAGCGGAAATCCGTATATAAAATATAGCACGAGAACAATAGGGGAATTTATAAAGGATAAAGATATAATAAAATTTTTTGTAGAGGATTTGGAAGGGAAGTTAAAAGCATATGAACCAGGGAATGTAAATATGAAACCGGATGTATTGAAACAAACGAAAGAGTTAGCAGTACAAAGAAAAGAAATTGAGAAAAAAATGGCGGAAGAGAGACAAAGAAAACAAGAATTGTTAAGTTCGAATACAACATCGTATTCTAAAAATACAGGGAATACAATCGTTTTTCGAGAAGATGGTAAACCACCACGTGAGTTAAATCATCACGAAGTTGTTGAAATGTTGATGTCACAACAAAAACAGCTTTCTCAAGTCGGACAACTTAAAGATTTATATGAAACTAGTGCTCGTGAAAATATAAGATTAAAAGAAATAAT